TCACCCCAACTCACTTGGAGCATCTAGGATGGGAAGGGTTTTAGCGGCAACTCTTAACCCGTATGTTGTTCAGTCTAGAGATCCCTTCAATGGATTATTAAATGCAAGTCCAAATCCAAGCATGACTGGTGGACCACCTCCAACATCTTGGTCATTTTCAATTGGAGCATCCAACTCAGTTGGAACTCAAACATACGAGGCTGCAAGCGATCCATCCAAATGGTGGAGAATTCCTCATACTCAAGGTGGTAACAATTTATCGCAGATAATTACATTCGCGGATACAATAAGCGACTACAACAATGTGAGATTTGCTTCGCTTATTGAAGTCCAAGTATTGTCTGGGTCGCTTCAATCTATAAGGACAAATCAATACCTACAAGGTGGAGGCACAACTGCAATTTGTTTAAATCAGGTTGATAGCGCAATATTGGGACCGCAGATTACATCAAGCGATGGAACTGTTGTTTTAAGAACTCCATTCACCACAGGAAACGCAACAACAAGTCTTGCCTATTGTGATGTATTTTTTAGCGGAACCGCCGATTTTAGAATACGCAGATTAGCTACTTGGTATTAAATATTAATTCAACAAAATAACATTATGAAAACTACAGCACTAGGAATCCTTACTATCGTCGCCACATTGTCTAATGTTGGCATTCAGCTACTTAATGGTAGCACACCTGACTTTATTGGCGCATTTGCCGCCGTGACCGCAGGAGTTGGCCTAATCAAAGCTGGGGACGACAAGTGACAGCGGATCAAGGCAGGGACTTCCTGCACGGCGTCGTTGGCACTGCTGCACCCGCTCTGGGGCTTGTTACATCGTTTCAAGAACAACTGGAGTTTGGGATGCGGTTGACCTCGCTTTCTCTGGGAATAATTGTGGGCTTGCTTTCTTTGCTCAAATTGATTAAGAAGTCTTGAACGCAAATACCAACCTATGAAAATCACTGCAACGATTGTAATCCTGATCTCAACTTGTTTCCTTGCTGGTTGCTCCATGAGCATCTTGCCAGACGGGACAAAGACTTTCGCGCTGAATGCGGAAGAGGCTGCACGGGCCATCACGATCCACTCCTCCAAGTAACCTCCTTACTAGCATGGAGCAGCCTCGCACTCCTTCATGCTGGTCCGGGCTTCTTGCCTTAATAGTCCTCACATTGGTGTGGGTTATTTACATTCTAATACGATACTGACATGGGACAACTTGTAGCTATTTGCATCGGTCACTCTCGCAGCGTCAAGGGGCGCATCGAAGGCGGGGCCGTATCCGTTGGAGGAGAGTCTGAGTGGAGCTACAATCGCCAACTAGGTGAGATGATCGTGGACGAGCTTGGAGAACGAGCGATCGACACGGTTGAGATATCCAAATACAACGGGGCGAGCTACGGATCGGCTCAAAGGTGGCTGGCTAAGACGCTCAAGGACTACGGGGCGACTCTTGCTATCGAACTGCATTTCAACTCCGCTGATGACCCCAAGGCGAACGGCCATGAGTGGCTGTATTGGAGCAGCAGCAGTAAAGGAAAGGCGTTGGCTAAAAGCATCCACGATGAGATGTGCTTGGGAGTTGGCGAGATAAAAGCCAGAGGTGCAAAGCCCCGCTTCCAAGGTGATCGTGGTTCTGAGTTCCTATCTGGAACGCACTGCCCAGCGGTCATCTGCGAGGTTGGTTTTGGAAGCAGCCCAAAAGACTGGTCCTTGATAACGAGTAAAAAACTTGACATTGCAAGGGCTATCGCTCACGGAGTCATGGGCTACTTAGACTAACTCAAGAAAACATGGCATTCAAACGATTCCTCTATTGTGCTGATTCTCACGGAGATTTGATTCATAACGAGTCCGCAAAGAAACTTCTGAAGTTTGCTGACGACTTCAAACCGCATTACCGAATCCACGGTGGCGACTTGTGGGACTTCTCTCCGCTGCGTGGCGGGGCTAGCCCAGAGGACAAGGCCGGGGGCATCTCCGAGGACTACAACGCCGGGATTCGATTCTTAGACGAGTATAAACCAAACTTGCTCACGCTAGGGAATCACGATGACCGCATCTGGCAGATTGCACGGGACAACAACAACGGAGTCCTTCGTGAGCATTGCGCGGATCTTGTAAAGGCTACGGAGATTGAGTTCAAACGCCGCAAGATCACTTGGGTTCCATACGTCATTGGCAAATACCTAAAGCTGCCGGAAGGTGGCCCCAAGTTCATTCACGGTTTCCGTTCGTCGAACGTGAGTCCCGCCAAGTTGCATCATGCTGACTGGGGGAGTTGCATTCACGGCCATGTTCACAAGCCGGATACTTACGTTGCTACCCATGCAGATGGCGGGCTGTCAATGTCCTCGGGGTGTATCGGTGACATCGAGAAGATGCACTACGCAGACCGCTACTCCTCAAAGATGGGCTGGCGGCAAGGATTTATCTACGGCATGATTAACGACAAGACTGGCGCATGGCACGCATGGCACGTCATCAAAGAGGGCGATGATTGGATCTCACCAATGGGAATCTTATGAAAAACACAAAAACGGAAAAAGCACTGACCGGGATTGAATGGGCGATTGCTCAAACTGTTGGCGAGCCTCGTCACGCTGATGAGTTCACCTGTGCTGAATTCATGAAGGCTGGTGGAGGCGATTCAAGGGCTGCTGCATCCTCCAGACTAAATAGGATGACTAACGAGGGGATGCTGACAAAAAGGCCATTTAGCATGGACGGAAGCAGCTACACCTTGTATCGGAAGGCAGAGTGAAGGCCCGTTAACTCAGTTCGGATTTGGAATCCTTACTGTTGACTCCTTGATGCTTTGCAGGACGGGCCAAGCCCACAAGCGGGGGAGTCAAAAGAAATCCCCTACCCCCTAGCGTCCTAGGGGTTCACACGTTAATTCGTGATGTGATTTGAGCATCGTTGAGAGGCTTGTGGGGTGTGAGTCAAATACTACATTGTTTTCTGAAACTTGTCCAGTTGAAGCTGAGTCCGCACCCGTTCTCTCGGATTCGATCCAAAACAGCGGGGGACAATGAGGCGGCTAGCTTCTCCCTAGTATGGTTCGTAATCAGGATGGTTGGCCGTTCGTGAAGATATCTCTCGTCAATGATCGAGGTCAGTTCCCTGTCCTCAAACTCTGTTTTACCGCGCTCCTGCATTTCGTCTATGACTAGCAACCCAGCATCCGTGTACGCCTTGATGACTTGCGCCTCGGAGGCATCTGCATTCTTTGAGTATGTCCCCCGAATCTCGCGGAACAGCCCAACGGCAGTCGTGTAGATCGCTGGCCTATCGCGTTTGGCGGTAGTCCACCCTACCCCTCCAATGCCAACCGTTGCGTCCTTCGGGGTGCATTTGCGAGCTACCTCGTATGCCATGCGTGTCTTACCTGTCCCGTGCGCCCCATACATCACCACAATGCCCCCAGAATCGACCGTAGCGAGAGCTAGGCGGTAATGTGTCCACCAGTCGTCTCCGGTGGCTTCTGGGGCATCCTTGTAGCGGCTTGGGAATCCTTTAAGTAGTCTCATTTGTGGTCCTCGTTTGTTTTTTTAATTTCTTCAGCCTCTTCGCTTCCGCTCGCCATGTATTGCGGCTAGCTGTCATTTCTTCGAGTTTGGCTTCAAGCTCTCTGTGTTGCCCGCGAATATCCGTTTGTAATTCATAAGAGCGGTCTTTCATTTCTGTTAATTCCGCCTCTCTTTTTAAGCCGCGAGCAAGCAATCCTGAGATTGCAAACAAATCGTTTTTAGCTTTGTCTCGTTCAATTAGTGCTGTTGCCACAATGTCGGCCAATCGTTTCCACTCGTCTTCCTCTGTCATGTTGTTCATAGTTTTTAGTCCTTGAAGTGCTTGTCTAGTATGTTGGAGCAGGAGTAACTGCTTTTGTGGTGGATCTTCGTGTAGTCAACCACCTTCGTCGGCTCAATCTTCTCCGATTCCGCCGTCCTTACCAGCAATTCCAGTGCTTTTGAGGAAATAATCCCCTCCCTCTTGGCAAGCCTCTGGATTCGCTGGTAAGTCTCGTAGGTCAGTCGAAATGTGGCGGTAACTCGTTGCTCCCAAGGTTTGTGTCTTGGTCTTCCTGCGATGATTCTGAATCCGTTGTCTTTGGTGTAGTTTGCCACTTTCTGAATATGTTGTCGTAGTTTTCCCCGTAGCTTTTCGCATCAACGGGTCTTGGCGTGTCACCTTTTCCTGCGCTCATTGCGAGTTGTGGAGCTTGATGATTTGGTATTTGGCGAAGCTCTTGCCGTTTTGCTTGATGGTATGCGTGATGACAGGCACTCCGATCTTGCGAAGCTCGTTAATCCTGGCCGACAACCTCATGCAGCCCCATTTCTCAAGGGCTTGTAGTTGAGTGATTCCGTATCCCCGCAGCAGCCATGATTCCAGTTTTTCGATTACGCTCTTTTTCATAATTTTTGGTAGTTAAGTTGGTCCTCGCTAGCGGCGAAGTTGAATTTGTTGGTTAGTTCAAGCATGATAGCGTCCTCGACGCAGGTTTCAATAACGTCATACGGTGGATCGTCCGTGTGTTTGTGCGCTCGGGACACTCCGTGGCGGGTTCCTGTTTCAACGCATTCCTTGATGATTTGGTAGTAATTAGGTTTCATGTTTTAGTATTTTTCGTCGTTCATTTCTTTCTCCAGAGATTTGATTTTAGAGATGACGTTCGTAATGCGCTTCTTGGCTTTCTCAAGATCGCCCTCAAGCATCTCATCGTATTCAATATACATATCGCGCCAACGTTTAGTCTCGGCTTTCCAAAGGTCTCGGTCCTTTGCCATGGCAGCAAGATCCCTCCAGACTTTCTCTAATTGCTTCGTCTGGAGAGCGTAAAGATCTCGGCGAAACTCCAAGTCTGATTTCACTTCTTCAAGTTGCTGGGTTAACTGCTTGTTGTGCGCTAGCGCGTGGTCTAGCGGTGTCATATCGTTGTGGTCGTGGTCGTGTGGTGTGTTCATGGATTTGGTTGGTTTTGGTCGGTCTAATAACGTGTTCATCCAATAGAATCCCACATGCTGGCGAACTCTCCGCAGAATCCGCATTGCTTGGGCGTGTCGTGTGATCGGCTGATGGCGACTTGAGACAGCCCGCAGGCCGCGCATCGCTGCTCGCCCATGCTCATGTTGTCGGATTCGCAGCGTTCCAGTCGGAAGTAGTCCTCCATGGCAATCACCATGCCTTGACCCATCGGGGAACCGTAGCGGTATCCAGTGAGGTGTTCGCATCGGTCAGCATCCCACAGGGCTTGGCAGCACATGGCGAGTTTGCCGAAGGTGCAGCCGAAGTGCAGCCGCAGCAATGCCACGGTTCGGGCTTCGGTTTCGTTCATAGTTTTTGGTTTTGGTTCATCTTCGGGGTTAGGCCAGCCGAGTCCGTCGAGTCCGCTCATGGTGTCCATAGGTTAAGTGTTTTCAAGAATGCTTCAGCGCGTTGGGAGGCAGTAGCTGATACACTGTGTTCTAGCGCGACTAGGTATAACCCATACCCTCCGATTCCGTGGTAGCCCGATTCTCTATTCAGCATCTTCTCTGCTTCGTGCATCGCGTTGAGGTCGTTGAGGTAGTCGGGATAGTATCCGCATAGGTGGCGACCATCTGGAGTAACAGTGGTAAACTCAGGAGGCTGGTCTTCGCCGTGGTAATACTCAGGTATGAACTTCCACCCACACGCTTCCGCGATGGCGATTCTTTGTTGTTCAGGATTCATTGGCAGCTTTCGCATTCGGGGTTATCGAGCCTGCAAGCCTCGCCCAACGGCTCATCAAGATCGTCGTCAATAGACTCAAGGTGCATGGTCAAGCCCTCGTCCATCCTGCTTTCCAGTTTCTTGATCTTAAGGTTGGGGAGATCGACGTGATACTGGCTGGCAAGGGAGCCGTGGGCGATTAGTGGTCCACCGGAAGGGTCAATAAAACTCAAGCCCTCTGAGATGCCATCCGCAAATCCGCCGAACCTACAAGAGTTGTTAACTAACGCCAGACGGTAAACTCCGTCCGAGACTTTGATCGCAGTTACTGTGTGCGTTCCGTAGTGGCCTTTGATTTCAATTTCTTTGTTCATTATGGTTTCGGGTAGTTGTCGTCGTTTTCGCTGATAATTACATGCCACAGGGCAGCTAGGATCAATCCTACAAAGATCCATATCAGCAACAGTGTTACGATGCTTATTGCGCTCATTATTTGCTTTCGGCTAGTTTCCTTGCGAGCTTCTTTTTGATCGCGGTATCGAATCGCTCAATGTCAGCGTCTCGGATCACAAGCCCAACGGTTTGCGGCCTTGAGTTGTGAGTCACCTTGTTGATAATGCTGGCAACTCCAAACGGGATCTTCGCTGACCTCGCTGTGTGCATCAGGTTCTTCCCCTCGATGACCTTGTATCCCCGTGGAATCTGGGCCGTGTATGGTTCCTCCTCGTTGAAGAGGATGTCTGGATTTCTGTCAATTGTTGTCATTTTGTTTGTTTCGTTTATTGTTTTGCCCCGTATGCGGCGATTAGTAATGCGTCAGCAATTGCGTGAGTGACCTTGATTTGTGGGAACAATTCCTGCGAGCGTCTTTTGCTGACGTTCTTGTCGCCCTTCGTCATGCACCCCATTGCCCTTTGCCAGACTTGCGGCCTGACGCGCTCAAATGGGATTCCCGCCGCTGTGAGAGCCATTTCGAGATGACCAAAGCCATTGCCAAAGGTGAAGGCCGATTTAACACCCATCTGAGGACTGCTGTGGACTTGTTCCAGATAAGCTCTGCAATTTCCATCGCAACCCACGCTGTAAGAATTGAGTAATTCAAACAAGTCCTGCAAAGTATCCGGCATTTTATGTGCATGTGCATTTCCTCTTTCGTCGATGAGTGCGATTCCTCCATTGGTTCCGGGGTCTATTCCGATTGTTGTCATTGATTCCAGAGTTTCAGTTTTAGTTTCTTTGCGAGTCCGATCACTGCGTCTAGCTCAACCTCGTCGGTGCAGCTATGGCTGGTCTCGGACTTGAACGCGACCCACTTCCCGTCTGCTCGTCTCAGCGTCTTGATGCGCTTCTCCTCTTGCCACTTAAGGCGAGGGGATAAGTTGCCTCCTGTTTCTGGGAATAGGTCGCTCATACTCGTTGTCCTGCAAGGATCATTTCGGATTTATGACGCGCTACCTCAAGGCCACCAGTCACTTCGACTAAAACGATTTTGCAACCCTTGAGGTCGTGCAGCACCGTTCGCATCCACTCAACGTCCTGAGGGTTTTCTTGGTTGTAAGGTGTAGTCAATGACAGGTAGCCGCTTTTGTGCGCGTCCACTGGCGTTAAGATTTCAATTTCCATTTAATTGGCTTGTTGTGTTAAGGTTGTCTGGTCTGTTGTCATAATGTAACTTGTAATGATTTGATGAAATAGCTAATTGGCATCGGCTCCTGATTTAATGTTTTTGCGTTCCTTAGGTGGACGTGTCGATCTTGGTGATGGCGAACGCAAAGCCAAATTAAGTCTAGTGGTTTTGAGTAATCTTCATGGTGTCCTTGTGATTTCTCTTTTCCGCAAACTTCGCATGGCTTTCTGATTAGCTCACCGCTGAGAATCTTTCGCTTAACCTCCGCGTAGATCAATGTTTTGGGATGACCTTTTCTTCCCAATTGTTTTTTTCTTACCCTCTCTCTTTCTTTTTCTACCCATTCTGGACTTAGTTTGTTTTTCTCAAGTTGCAATGCCGAATCTTTGCGATTACATTCTTTGCATTTATTTAAGTGGCCGTCAGGCATTTTTTTGTGTGGATAAAAATCTGACAAATCCTTCATTGCGTTACATTTAAAACATTTTTTCATGTGCCGACAAGGTAATCAAAACGAGAGGATTTGTCAATTATTATCGCCCCGTTCTAAAAAGGTATACAATCCGAATCGTCATCGTCCTGAGCATTTGCTTGAGGAGCGTATCCGTTGGACTTGGCTTCGCCGTGTGTGCTTTGCTTGGGGGCGTCCCAGTCCATGATCTTGCCATTGCCAAGAATTGCTCCGCGCTCGCCAGCCGCTTTCCGCGCTTGGCTGATTTTCTGGACGATGAAGCCATCGTTCCCGTATTTGTCTTTCTCCTCGCGGATGAGCAGCGACATGCTCAGGTATTTTTTCCCTGTCTTTGGCGACTCGTAAAGTGCCGTTTTGTCGATCTTGGATACGTCGATGCTGATATCAATTGTTTGTTTCATTGTTGGATGTATTTTGGTGTTTCGATTGTTTGGATTCCTTCGATTTGTTTCGGCCAGTGGTTCGTTGCAACGCAGGTTTGCCACTTGGCTAAGGCGTTCATATACCCCGCTCGACCGACTTCAAGCAAATTCTCAGATAATTCTACCCATGCCGTTTCGTGAGGGGATTCAACCTCCACGAAGCAGAAGATAAACCTTGTCCGCTTCTCTCTTGCTGCGGCGTTCCAGAGGTCAAGGTAGAGTGCCGCTTGCCAGTGATAGCCCCGGTTGACGATGACGCGCTGGAGGGATTCTAGGCTCCCAATCTCTCCGGTCGTCTTGAGATCCATCAGGCAATCCAAGCCATCCGGCACGATGTCGATGAGGCCCTTAACCTCTGTCGCCCCGATCTTGCCGAAAACAGCTACCTCGGTTTTGTATCGGGCATCGAATTGCAAGTGGTATTCATCCGTGACAGTCTCGGCAATAGAGATGGCTTTGTCGATTTCATCTCGTGACGTGATGATCTTGCCTGACTCGGCCTGATCGGCCTTCCACTCGCGGGCTTCTTTTGTGCGGAAATCGGCGTAGGGAGAGATTGCAATGATTTGCTCTACCGTCTCCGGCTCCAGAGTCGCGGCATGAATCAGCGTCCCAAGATCCATTGCCTTCGATGCCTCTCTTGGTTTGCTGTGCCGCCACTTGAAGGGAGACTTGTTAAAATCCCAGAGGAGAGACTTCGACACTGGCCCCGCCTTGGGGTCTGAAGGGGTCGCTGTGCGCTCGTAATACGTTTTGCCTAGTCCTTGTTCGATTTTCATATTGTTTCAATTTGTTCTACTTCTTGAATGATGACGTTGATTTTCCATAAATGCCCCCAAACTTCTTTTGTCTGAACCCACTTGAAGAATTTCAGCATTGCTTCCTTGTGGTCTTCGGCTTCGATGTGAAGAGTCCCCTTGAACAAGTTGCAAGGGGATTCGTAATGAGCGGCATAAGTTTTCACTTAAATAGCTTTGTGATGGTTGTGGCGATCTTGCCTAGTTTGCTGATTGCGCTTTTGTTCGGGTTCTTCAATGCGCCAAGCAATGCTAGCGTCATTTCGAGGTCGCTTCCGATTGCGCGGGTTCTTGTCTTGAACGGTGTGTGTGTCACTCTCATTGTGCTGCCTCCTTCGCCATTGCCTCAAAAGCATCGTTTAGAGTTTCGGTTGTCGTCTTGACCTTCTTTGCCGGGACTTCTTGGACAATCTCGACTTCGACAGGCTGGACGATTTCCGCCTCGATTTCCTGCGTCTCTACGGGTTCCTCGATGAATGGGTTGACCTTTGCCGGGGTAACGTTGCGCGGCGGTTCCGCGAAGTCCCGGACCTCGTCTTGAGTATACATCCCCAAGCTCATATCTGAAGCGTATGCGCGGCTCCAGAAGCTGGCTGCACGGTATCGGAGCATCTGCCCCGGCATCGTCAGCCATTTGCTCCCGTTCTTGGTTGACCAGCCTTCTTTCTTGGCCATTTCAAGCGTGATTTTTTCTCCCTTGAGTTCCTCGCCGCTGTCCTTGTCCTTTGCTACAGCGTAGCATGACGAAGGTGCATCATCGTCATCCATGACAAAGCGAAGTGGGGAAAACTTCCCGCTTGCGTTAATCATTCCAATGAGTGCTGTTGCGCTCCATGAGGGCCGCCCGTGGATAATTGCGAGGTTTTGCGTGACCATCAATGGGTCAAGGCGGGTTCGTTTTGCTACGTTGAGCGCAATCGCACAGTTGGCTACGTTCCCGGCGAAGTCTTTTGGGACCAGCGTGGACTTTGAAAGCATCATGGCTTGCCGTTGGATAAGCTCAAAGGCTTGAGTTTCTGCGCTCACTTGCGCCAGTGCCATGCTTTGCGGTTCGTGCGCCGCAATCGCTTCGTTTGTTTTTGGTGTTGCTGTCATGTTTTCGTTTTGTTTGCGCTGATGAATTAGAATTCGTATTCGTTCACGACGATTTGGCCATCTGAGATGCCGTAGCCGAAAGCCCTCAGAGCAGGGGCTACAAGATGTTCAATGACTTCTTCGAGGCTATGGTGATCGCCGGGAACCCAAAGCTCCACCTTGGGGCTTTGCCTTTCGATTTTGCGGCCATGGTCTTCTGTTGGTTCAATGGTAATTTTCATATTTTCGTTTTGTTTGTTGCTGAATGCGTGTTCGTTTTAGCCGGGTTCAAGCCGGTTTCAAGCGCAAATTTCAATTTGTTTCTCTTTTTCTTCGGGTTCCGCCCCGTATTGGCAGCGGTTGGAGATAGCGGCGAGCATCTTGGCGAATGAAACGTCCATTTCGGCCTCGTTCAAGATCCTTTGCCGCGCCCAAATTACGGTGCTGTGGCACGTCCGGTTGCAACGGTTCGCCGTGTCCTGATACGGATGATGATCCGCCCAACAGGCCATTACGACATGACGAGCCATTGAAACGTGCTTCGTTCGCTTTGGTCCTAAGATGTCCTCTGGAGTGACTCCGAAAACATCCGCCGTCTCCCTAACCAGAAGATCAAAATCCACGATCATTTCGTCCTCCTCTCGGTTTTGTCTTTACGGAATTGGCGCAGGATGCCGGCAGCAAACTTCCGGCTTACTTCGCCGTATGCCCCGCCGATGAACAGAGTGGCGTCCTTCTTGGTGATATCATGCTGCCGTCTCCATGCCGCACGGGTCACGCAGACGGTTGAGTCTCCCTGCCCGTATTGATTAACGCTATCTGATTTGTGTATTCTCATTTTGTTTGTTTTCTATTGGTTTGGTTTTCTGTAATGTTTGCAAAGGTCAAAGCCTGCGAGTGCGCAAACGTCCGCCCATGCGAAATGCGAAGGGGATTGTTCCATGTCATCCCATGCGTCCCGGCAAGCTTCCGTGTGCAACCAAGCTAGCCTTTCAGCCATCGTTTCCGGCGTTTGGTCCTCGTCAGTCTGCTTGTCTATTGATCGCCACCATCTGAGGGCTGAAAGAAGCCTGCATCCATCACGGGTGAATCGCTCAATGGCCTGTTCTTGCGCCTCTAAGGGGTCGCCAAGGGCTTCGGCGGGTTCCTCCCTATCATCGCGGCACAAAGGGCAAGAACTGTCAGGATCGGGCCAGTTCCGACTTCCACAACGTGAGCAGGCGAATTTCATGCGTCCCCCTTTCCCGTTGCCTTTGCGATTGCGGCGCGGGCGTTCTCCCACATTGCGCGGTCGTAGCTGTCGGCTTCCCGTGGTTCCTGTGGCATGAGCATCTGCAAGGCCTCCAGCATATCAGGGGCAGCGGAAATCAGGTTGAGGTTCGCTTGGTTTTCCACCATCCTGTCCCATGTAATGCCGATAATTCCAGCAATAGGGATTTCTCCGGCGTAAATCTCGCATCCTAATTGGTCCCAAGGTCTCGGTGTGTGTGTGTGTGTCATGTTTTGTTTGGTTTGTTTTTTGGGCAGTGGATTAGTTTGTCTGGTAATCGCAATACTCGATGCGCGAAACGCTGATATCGGACGGTTTGAGCATTGGATACTCGCCGCACGAATCATTGTCTGCATTGAGTTTTGCTGCAATCATGCGGGCCGCACCTGAGTAAGTTGGCTTTTTGGCGGAGTATGCGCGGATGAATGATTTTTTGCATTCGGTATTTCCGGCGATGTAGGTAATGGTCGTCAGTGTTTTCATAGTTTGATTATTTGATGGGTGAGGTTTGCCCTGCGTCGCGGGCCGCGCTTGTCCTGATTTGTAAAAGCCGCCCTGCATCGCGGGTCACGCTTGGATGTGAAGAGAATGGCTGTAAATTGACAGCAAGCAAGAATAAAATTCTAATTTATTTGAGATAGGGAAAGAACGTCCAGCGGTCCAGTTCGTCCATTGCCATTGAGCAAGGCTTGCAAGCGGCATTAAACCACTCTCGCCCGTCAGCGGTCTTGAGGAGGCACAGAGGCTTGATCTCGGCGCAACATGGGCATGTATTGATTGGTTTGTCGTTCATAGGTTTAAGCGTGAACAATTGCAGCAGCAACGTAAATGACGGCACAAGCGGCCATAATTCCAAGGAAAATGCCCGGTGCTTTGCGCCAGCCGAATATTGCGACCATCGTGACGAAGAAGACGGCGGGAATGATGAGGATTGATGTATTCATAGTGTGTGTGTGTGTGGTGTGAAGCGGGGTTGAACCGTTTGTGAGGGGATTAGCCGATTGTGATATCCTCCCCCACTGCCATGCCGCGCAGCTTGTCCGCATGGTTCGGAAGTGAAATCTTGGGACAATAGCTGTAAACTACGCCGGGAACACGGACCAGCGTGTCGCCATTAAGCAGCATTTCTCCAATCCAATTCTTGCAACTAGACATGAAGAGATCAGTGGACACGGAAAAGGTCGTTTCTGATAGTTTCGTGATTTTCGCGGTTTTCATCGTGGTGTGGTGTGGTGTGGTGTGGTGTTGCGTCGTGCAACTGAGAAGACACTATCCCACCGAATCCACATTGTCGACAAATAGTTTCCAAAAAGTGAAAATAGTTTCAAGGCATGCCGCAAACCTAGGAAATACAAGGGATTCACAAGCACCGGGAAAGCAGGACTACGAGCAAACGAGCCGGACAAAGGGACAAATAACGGCTCCTAGTTACACTGGCAGCGACGATCCATGCCGGAAGACATCCAAGCTCGACGGTCCAAGGTGGCTATCTTAAAGGGGTATTGTCAAATATCCAAGGGATAAGGAAGAGCAAGCAAGACAAGGAACAATCACCCGGAGAATCAGGCAGCCCAGAGAATCTAGCGGCTTAGAGAATCAAATGACTCAGAGAATCAGAGACCAAGATGACTCAGAGAATCGTTCCCGTTATTGTAAAGAATATTCGCAACGCGTATATAATATTAACGGGAGCATTCGCTGCCGTTAATGGGGTCAGGGCTGTTCCTGCTTCGCTACGCTTCGCAGTATGAGCATACGCTGAGGTTACCATGGTCAGTGCTGTTCCGCTCGTTCGCTGGCTCACTCACGTATGATAGTCACGTGGAATGAAACAATCTTCCTTGTCTCTCTTCCAGAGGGATTATAATCAGGATTCCGAAAACGTGTCAAGCTTTTCGTTCTCCACGGTTTATCGACATAAGCACCACTACATGTAGTAGTCTCAGCGCACGGATCACGAAATAGCGAGTTAATTACAGCTTCTGCTAGGGAATGAATCCCGTGGAACAAGCCTAGACCCTGGGCTACAGCCTGTGGAACACGATTCAGCATTACGGTTATTGTAACAAGTTGTGCATCAGGCCGGGGGGGAGGGGGTCAGGATTTTGGAGGCGCGGGAAAAACGGGAGCGATAAACCACCCAGACAAAAAATGGCTAAAGGGGGCTGTGTGCTGTGGTGTGCAGGATATGACGTTAAGCGTCCATTTTTGTGTATGGTATCACACTTTACGACGTGCTTGACAAGGATGTGTAATCTGTTACTTTGCGCGTGAACCATTGCGTGTTGCGTTGGTGATACTTTAATATAATTATGGCTAGTCCGGTTGCATATGATTTACAGGGTCAAGGAGGAGGCATTGTGCTTTCCACTGCGGCAACTACTTACACTGGCAAGATCCGCTGGATTCAGGTGGTCAATGACGCTGTGTTGGCTACTGTGGCTAGTGCGTCTGGGAGCATCACTGGTGCATCAGGGTTGCAGACTATTACCCTTCCTGCGGGCTTGGGTATTGGTGGTGACTTTAGCTCCGTGGTTCTGACCTCCGGTGTGGTGATTGTTTACTACGCGTAATGTCCCAGTTTGCCCAGAGTGGTGGTGCGATGGATTCTGCGATTGGCGAGACGGCTGATCGTGGGTTTGTGAGCGTGAACCAAAGGCTTCAACTTAACCAACTCCAAGAGGGTGAGGTACGGGAGTCTCTGAATGGGCGCATGGAGGGGTATTGGAAGCCCCGTAAGAACGTGGTGAGTAGGACTGGGGCATTGACTACGGGAGGCTCTGCCTTGCAGCTGCCCTTCCTCCTGACTGGAACAAGCGTCTTGATTACGGCAGCGTCAGTTACCGCTGGCGTTGTTACGCTTACAACTGGCTCTGCTCACGGACTAGCTCCCGGCGCAACGCTAAACATTGCTGGAATTCGCTACACGACTGGAAGCGATCCTAATGGGGTGTTTACTGCGGTAACGGCTTCGGCATCTACGATCACCTATGCGCTTGCTAGTGGGTCTGGAACATACACTGTTTCTGCTGTTGAGCCAATCTCTGAGGTAATTACGTCCACCTCAAAGACAATCAGCAATGTTACGATTCCAGTTACTGGCACGGTGCGTATTACCGTTACCGCGCATGGATTTGCTGCTGCGAGTTCTGGATGGGCTACAATTGCTGGTTTGGATGCATCTTTTAATGGAAGCTTCCTACTGACTTATTTTGATGCCAACACGCTGAGCTATACAATTGCAGGAGTGACTACTGCACCAACGGACAAGGTGGGAACGCTGTCTCAAATGGCCATCAACAACGATGCTGCGGCCAATGTCCGTGCATCTTGCTTGTTTAGCGATCCAAACGATAGCAACAAGGAGTATGTGATTATTGCTCTGGATGCTGTCGCTAAGAAGATTGACTTGGATGGTTATGTGATTACCGACATTCCGTATCCTGCTGGAGACGCTATTGGTGCTGACACTGACATGATCCAAGTGTTCGACAAGGTAATGATCTTCCGTGAAGGACAACAAGCACTTGAGTGGTTTCCCAATGGCAGGCAAATTCTTTCAGCATCACAAGCTGGAACGACTACCGTCACCATGTCAGTGCGAGATCATGGGTTAGTTGTCGGAACAATGGTGACAATTGCAGGGCTTACTGGTGGCACACCCGCAAATGGGACGTTTGCCGTCGCTAGCGTTGTTGACGCAGATACATTCACTTATGTTTTCACCACTAGTCAGGCGGTTACGTTTGGCACAAGTGTTGCAATCGCCACTGACGGGTTCACGCTATCTCCCGGTGGAGCTTATACTCAGCCACAAACTTTCAACATTCAGGCAAAAGATGTCGAGATTGCAAGCGGATTGATAACTGCGACAGTTACTGGTAACGTAACAATCAAACAAGGCGACATTATTATTGTGCGCCAAGCGGAAACTGTTGATTTTGCTGAAATGGTTGGGAAAGAATACCAAGTTGTGTCGGCAACCACAACGACGATTGCATGGTATGCGCCAGTTGGGAATTACAGCACGTCAAGCACCGATATTTTTGAGTTCGGTGGCAGATTTAGCGTAGGCGGTGGCTTTATGCACCAGCCCGGCGCACCGTGGGGTATCCATTTCCAACGCAGGCTGTGGGTTCCGTTTTACTACGATCAATCAGGAGCTTATAATGTTCCAGCATACACTAGCCGCAAGATTACCGATGAAATATCCGTATCAGATATTCTAGACACTACTACATTTGACCAGATTGAGAACCAATTCCGTGTAAGCGGTGGGACAGCAGACTTTGTTGTGGCAATGCACGGCTTCTATGACGACGGGTTGGTTGTCCTAAACCGGAACAGCCTTCATCTTGTTAAGGGGACGCTGGGAAGCCTTCTGGATGTTACCGTTAAGGAGCTTACATCTGAGATTGGATGCCTCGCTCGCAAGTCTGTTGTCATGCGCGGCAATGCAATGCTGTTCTTATCTGACGATGGCGTTTATGGGATTGAGTTCCTTAACGATTACAACCTGCGAGGCACTGAGGAGCCGCTTTCCAAGAACATTCAGCCGTATATCGACCGGATTAATGCTGATTACTCTGACCGAGCAGTGGGAGTCTTGTTTGAAAACAGGTATTATCTTGCTGTTCCGCTTGATTCGGTTCCGGGAGCGGGTGATTCTTATGGGAACAACGCCATTTTGGTGTATAACTTCCTAAATAAAGGGTGGGAATCACTGGATACCTTTGGTGATTCTAGGTTCTTGATTAAAGACTTCGTGATTGGTAGTGCTAGCGAGAGGAACAACCTCTATGCGGTGACACCCAATGGCGGGCTGCATCAAATTGAAGCATCCGAAAGCTCCAATGACACTCTAAACGTGGACAACTCTGCGGCTGTTGTGTCCCCAACAATCAATGCGTCTCTTACGACTAGGGGATACGACCTCGGGACAATGGAACGCAAGCGGTTTACCGACGCACAGGTAAACATCCAGTCTCTTCCCGGCCAAAACTCGGAATATAACATTGCATTTGCAGCGGAAGATCCTGACGACGCTAAATCTATAGGCACAACTACAACTTTGCTCGGTGGATTGCTTACTCCCACTACAGCTACTGAAGCTGAAACAGCAAGCATCCGGTGTAGGTTGGGTGGCATCAGGGGCTTCACCGGAACAATGATCTTGACAAGAACTATCGGATCACCTAAGGTCAACTCAGTAAAAGTAGCTGGTTCAGTCACCAACAGACAAATCATTTCACAAAGATAAAGCATGGGCGCAATTGATACAACTTCCACCTTCACAGCTACTGACGTAATCACTAGCACGAAGATGAACAACATCCTCGATCAAAGCACGATTACGGCTACTGCTATTACTGGCACGACTCTTGCCGTTACTACTGGTAAACTTTCCGTTGCGGCTGGTGGAATTAGAGCAAACGAGCTAGCTGCAAATGCAGTTACGACAACTGCAATCCTAGATGCAAACGTGACTCCAGCCAAACTCTCAAACTCTGACTTTGGTGACTTTACGGTAGCTAGTGGAGTTGCTACTATTGATGCTGGTGTAGTGACAACGGCCAAGATTCTTGATGCAAACATCACCGCCGCCAAGCTCAGTGGAGCGCAGACTGGCACGGCTCCTATTTACGGGATTAGAGCATGGGTAAAGTTTGATGCAAGCGGAAACATTATAAAATCAGGAAACGTGTCGTCGGTTTTTAAAAATTCCGTTGGAGTTTACACCATTACTATGACTACGGCAATGCCAGATACTGATTACGTTATTATGGGTACTGTGCAACGAGAAACTGTTACTGCTAGAGGAGGTTTTCTTGACATTGACTACGCATTCACGAAAACAACAACGCAGGTAAAAGTAAGAACGATTCTATCAAACACAAGCGACCCAGGCCCGGGAGACTGTAGTTTTGCTTATGTGGCAATAATTAGATAAAATAATTACATCGTTAAAAATAATTAGCATTATTATTCTTGTAAGGTTTGCCAAGTGAACCAACATCTAGCTAAAGCAACAGAAATATATGGCGAAGACTTTCACAAACTTTTGTATTGGCACTTATGCTTTGGCGTTGTCGTTTCTCATAATAATTTAACAAAAATAAAAATCTAGCCACTAAAAATATGGGATTATTTTCTTCACCCGAGGTTCCAAAACCAATTGATCCATTAAAGCCAAATAAGAAAGGAATTAGCCTTGCTGGAGAACAAGCAGGTTATCTTTTTGATAATTACTATTCGACCGCAATCCCTAAAGCACTTCAAACAAGTGCCAAGTATGGCCCGGAGTTTATGGCCCAAATGTTTGGGCAGACCGGACAGTTCCTTGGTGGTGTTGGGGGCCAACCCGGACTAGAGGCGTTACAGCTTTCTACAGGTCAGCGGGCGGGCGAAACTCTGGGGCAGCTTCGTGCTGGGGAGATTGGACAAATGACCGGGCAGACTGGTCTTGCGCGAGGATTGATGGAGGCAATGTCTCCAGAGCAAGCTGCCGTTGTTCAAGGATTTGCGTCTGAGGCAGAACGAGCTAGGGCCGCAGCACAAGGAGTTACTCCGCAAGAACAACGAAGCTACGAACAGCAGTCGCGTGAGGGATTCCAAGCCGCAGGCAGACTTGGTGGAAACCGCAGCATCGTGAGTGAGGCGATGGGCCGCGAGGACGTTCTGGCTCGCAAGCGAGCTGAAGCAGCACAAGCTGGTGGACGATCATACGATGCGGCACAGCAATTTTATACTGCGCCCGGATTGAACTTGTTGGGGCAATCACCACTTTCGTATCAAGCAGGGCAACAAACGCTTGGGATGGCACTTACTGGAGGCCCAGCGTCTTCTGGTGAATTTGACTATAACGCCCCACTTGGATTTGCCCAGCAACGGGCCTCTTCATTGGATGCTTATAACATGGCCAAGTTCCAAGCGGACCAACAACGCAAAGCGCAAACAATGGGGCTTATCACCAAGGGGATCGGTCTTGCTGCCGCCCCATTCACTGGCGGATTATCGGCGGGACTTGGGCTTTCTGGACTTGCTGGAGGAGCGGCTGGCGCGACGGGACTCAGCGGAATGGGTCTCTCAGCGGGCATGGGGTTAAGCGGCCTGTTTGGAGGAATCCCCAAGGCTACTCCAGTTTACTAACTTCATATAATTAAAATCATGGCACTTACGGGCGGAAATATCGGATTTACTGGGTATCAGCAACCAAATTACGCTGGTGCTGTAGAAGCGGCTGGTTTGCCGATGCAGGCTATTGGACAAGCCGTGGGTCAAGCTGCTGACTACTTCAAGAAGCAAAAAGAAAGTAAGAACATGGCAACGATGGGGATCAAAATCGCGGAAGCGGCAAAGATCATGGACCCGTCTCAAGTATCTTACTATGACAATTTGATTTCCAGCCTCAAGGACGAGAATACTCCTGTTGATGTTCGCGGTCAGCTTGGAGCTAGCATTCAAGACTTGCTCAAGCAAAATACAAATATGCGGGCGGTGGCGGTTCAAGAAGGACAACTTGGAAGGATGCCAAGCTACTTGGGCGGGGGCTATGGTGGAGGCCAAGGGGCGAGAGGAGCCGCGCAATATTCAGAGCAACCAATGCCGCTCCCAACAGGCGGATACCCTCCGGCCTCTGTCCCCGGACCTGCTGGCGCGGACCTGATGAACTTGAATAGCCTGATGGAGCGGGCGCAAAAAATTGGTCTTCCCGTAGACAAGGTGAATCCAGTCGTCAGCGGAATCCAGAACGCCATCATCAGTGGCTCCCCAGAAATGGGAGAAACTGTAAAGCGTTACAGCAGCCAGTTGGCAGAGGCAATTGCTGACGCAGAAGAAGGATTTGAACCAGTAAAAGACAAAAGCGGTCAAGCATTGGTCCAAATTTCTGAAGACGAGGCAGGAAACATTACTAGATACACCAAGACAAAGGGTGGACGTTTGATAGGCGAAGGTGGAGAGGTGCTTGATAGTCAAGGTCGTCCAATCAAGTCGCCCGAATACAATCAGTTTGACCAAGAGGCTATTGACAGGGCCAT